GGCTCCCCTTGCGGAGCGCCCCTCGTACCACTTGGCATTACCGCATTCGCCAGCCGTTTGGATGGTTCTGCCGGTTTTGCCGGTTGCTTTGTCGTTTTGGAGACGAGCCATTCCTTGTGTTGATCCAGCATTTCGGCTGCAAAGAACGGGTCTTGCGATGACGTGATTCTGGCATTTACCCTTGGCGGTAAAGTCGATCGCCACTCCGCATAAGTCGGAGCGGTAATAACCTCTTGCCAGTCAGGGTGGGCTTCAGTCAGGCTTTGTTTGGCTTCCTCGATCGCAGCTTGCCTCTCAGACTGAATCCTTGCGGACACAATCTGGTCGATACCGCTTTGGTCAATGCCACCTTTGTTTGCCATCACCTTTGAAAACGCGCCTTCGAGCTTGTCAGCCAGTTCCGGGAATTCATCCCGCAGGTCTTTCAATAGCTCGCCAGCATCGGCAGATGCTTCTCCGGCAGTGCTCGATGTGGTCAGACGTTTCTGGAGTTGCTCAACCTGCTGCTTGATCTCTCCGTACCGCCCGCCTGCATCACGCAGTTGCTTTTGAAGCTCCGGGATTCTCCCAACTTGTGCCATCAGATCCTGCGCTTGTTCGCGGGTTAATACCGGCTCATCTTGCGGCGGCGTTTCGGCGGTCGCTGGCTGGGTTACCTGCTCATCTTCTGTGGCTTTGTCCGGGTTTGCTATCCGGTCGTATGCTGATTGAACTTCGGATTGTTGGCTCTCAACTTCTTGATTCTCAACTTCACCTTGAACTGCTTCGTTTTCGACTGTCATGCTTGTGCTCTCCAAAACAAAAAACCCGCTCTAGGCGGGCATTACAACGAGCGGCTTACGCGGTTCGTCAGCTTCTTGGAGGTCGGTTGCCCGGCATCCAAAATTCTTTAATCTACTTCTATTTTCTTCGGCGCTACACCAATCTCGATGTCCCGCTTAATCTGTTTGATGCGCCCGCGCAGGGCAGCGGTCTTCAGTTCGTCCAGGTCGCCATCATTGGATGACCTGAGCGCGGACAATTCCTCATTCCAGTGCGCAAGCAACTTTAACCAAAGTGGGCTGTTCAGTTCTGCGTCGGAGAGCATCATCTTTGGAATGCAGCCCCGTTCGGTGCGCGCCCTTGCGGCTCAAATGCGGGTGTAGCAACCTGTGGCGCGCCCCGCGAGTTCTGCTGCGCCAGCATTGTCTGGGTGCGCAGCTTGGCGCTCGTCTGCGCCAGTGTGGCCTTAATCTTATCCAAGTTCTGACGCTCAGCACTACTCAATTCCGTTGAATTTATCCGTTCATTTATTGCAGCCACGATAAGTTTATTTTGGCGCTCCATGTCCGCCTGTTGCGCCTCGAATTGCATTCGCGCTACTTCAAGCTGCTGCTCTGCCTGCATTCTCATCTGAGATTCCTGCGATTTCGCCTGCAACTCCTGAGCCTTGAGTTCGTTGTTCATCTGTGCAATTTGCAGTCTCGGATCTTGTCCACCAGCTTGAGCTTGTTGCTGGAGCATTTGCTTCTTCTCTTCGCTCATTATCAGCTTGTCGGCATCGAAGCGCTGCGCTTTCAGGAATTCCTGCATTACCAGTGCCGGATCGAGTTCGTACATCGGATTTAATGATGCTCCCAGCATTTGCATGAGAATCTGGGACTGGCTGTCACGCTCAATTAGCGCCGATGAATCCCTGACCTCGACGGTGAAGTCGCCCTTCATTGAATCGTCCTGGCCGTGGATCAGTATCCATTCGTAGAACCGACCAATAATGGCTTTGGCGGCTTTCTCGTAATTCCTGAGAATGCGGCGTAACACGGTATTTCCGTTGTTGTTCGTGAGCAACTGCCCCTTGTAGGTCTCCGGGGTTGTTTGCCCGATTTGACCTTGCAGTATCAGTGGTAGGCCAACAGCGTTCTCGGCGCGTTGAATCCAGAATTGCACGATGTTCATCAGCTCCTGCTGCATCGACGGGGCAATCACCCATGTGAACGCCTTACGAACATCGTCCACTTCGCCCTGCGCTGTGGTGTAGTACACCTTTTCCTTGACGCTCCAAGCCCCGCCAGCGGGTTCGATCAGCCCCCTGTTGATTATCAGGATTGGCGAACCCGACACCCCGGCGTTGTCCATCATGTTTCGGGTGGCGGCGTTAACCCCATCCTGTTCGGTGCGCATCTGCCTTGAAACCCCAATCCCGGCCCAATGCCCTGACCTGCGTTGCCATACCATCACGTCATACGGGAATTCGCCGGAGTCCAGCGGCTGCATGGTGGCCTTGATGACTTTGTTGTTCACCATCACCACGATGGCGGGGTACTGCGTTTTGTCGTCCTCTTCTTCACATCCGCACCCGGACATGGGCAGCATGTCGGGCGTGTCTGGCAACTCTTCCGCCGCATTATCTTCTTCGTAACCGCCTAACAGTGCCTCGCTTTGCTGCGCGTCAATCAGTCCGGCTTCGGGGTATTCCTCTTCCTCTTGCTCGAACTCATACCCGGCAGTCTCAAGGTCTTCACGCGACAGATACCCGACGTAGTACCAGACGTCGTACAACTCCTTGTCGTTCGGCTTCTTGCCATTCGGACGCTTGGATTCGCCACTTTCCTGACTCTTCGGCCCCTCTTCGATGATCTCCTCGATAACATCGGCCAAGTAGGACGGGTCGCGAGTTAACTCCTGCAACTGCCGGCCGTTCATCTGGTCGTACTCGAAAATATACTTTCCGTTGTGGATTGACTCCCCGCATGATGGATCAGGGTATAGATTCCAGACCGGGATGCACTTCACCTTCGGAACCAGTTCGTCCTTGATGACCATCCCGATACCCTCAAGGGCTTTCGTCACTGCGCGCTTGCGGACATTCTCCGGGAATGGGCCTTTGAATACGCCAGTCCCGATCCGTGCGGCATCTTCCATGACCTGCCGGCCTTGGTCGGCGTATTGGCATTCCACGAGCCAGTCGTTGATCTGGTCATTGGCTTTTTCGCAGGCGTCCTCTGCCGCTTCCTTTTCCTTCGCGGCTAGGTCGGCTTGAGTTACAGGCTTCTGTGCTGGAACAGGCTGTCCGTCCTGCCCCTGCTGCATTACTGGTTGACCTTGCTCGTCAGTCACGCCTTGCATCATCACCTGGCCGGTAACTGGGTCAACGGCCGGACTGAGGTCGTTCTCCCGCTGAATCATGTCCGGCATCGGTGTAGGCCGCATCATCGCGTAGTTGTTGTCGTCGGTTGGGAAGCGCATGTCCGCCAGCTTCGCCGCCGCCGCGTTGACGTAAGGGCGCGTGATGTTCACGAACACGCTGGACTTGCTCGACTTCTTGCCAGACTTCTTCTCAATCCTCACCCGGCCATCAGGAGATGTAGGCTTGATGTACCGCTCGGAACGGTTGGCGTCGTCTATACCGTCGCAATACTCCTCATCTTCCAGCCATTCCGCTTCAATGCCGGAGTCAGCACGCCCCTTGACGGCATCATCGCGCAGTTGCTTGAGCGTATTAGCCAGTGCATCCAAGTCGCCTTTGCGCTCGCTGGTAGATTCGTTTTGCTCTAATTGCATGAAAGTCCTTTATCGACCACAGCGCCTACGACGGCGCGGGGGTAGTGTCTCAGTTTGAAAACATGAAATAAAAAACCCGCCGAAGCGGGTTTATTCATGATCGTATAGGGTAAAGTCGTGATCAAACCATAAAACATAAAAAATATCACGGTTTCTATATCCGACCATCGGTTTCTTCCCATGAAATCGAAAAGCAAGAAAGTGATCTACATCATCGGTTATAAATTTTGGGATTTCAGCCTTGATGCTACCCCTTGCAATTTTTTCAGTTCCGAGGCCATGCCTATCTGCTTTTTTGATTTCTATCCAAGGTAAGTTTTTCCGACGAAATATTGCGTCTGCAAATGATGCTTTGTCCTCTTGGTTCAACTGAGATAAACAATATTTGCTATTAACTATCTTTTCAAGCGAGAAAACTGGAGGCTTAGAATCAAAATTTGGCGGTTCTAACGGGGGCGCGATATGAGCACCCTTATTGAATGCAGGTTTCTTGATGTGTTTCACTGGACTAGCTATTTAATCTAGTTTTGAAAAAAGTCTTCATTGTTTCCGTTGAAATTACTCCAGCATCTGCTTCATGCTCTTTCCATGGCAATTCTTCATGCGTCATGTTGCGTAATGTCCATCCAGAATATTGATTAAAAATTGAATACACCTCGTCCAAAAAAGACTGTGTTTCTTCATTAAATTTTGTTAAATCAATATCTGTTATAGGTGGAATTGCACCAGCACCATATGTCTTAAATCTTTGATATAGATCTGGCACAACGGGGCCATGCATCCATGCTTGGATTGGCTCATTGAACAATGGCTTGTCAAAAACGGCGAGATGGTATCCTTGCGCGTAGTACACAAGTTTTTGTAATTTCAGATTTGATATTGTGTCGCCAGCTTCCGTATCTTGCTTCGATAGAAAGTAATCGGCAACTTGATTGCAGTTGAGCATAACTGCGTCCCCTTGAAATTGTTACAATTTGATTTGGTGTCAGCAAATAGACAGCCGCCAGCTTGCCAAAAGCGACTCACGGATCATCAGATCATCCCCTGACTATTGGAACGGTAGAAATACCTTGTTATGTACTAGATGACGATACTCGTGTGTTGTCACAGCGCGGACTTCAAACAGGCATTGGTATGTCAGTCAGCGGCGGCTCAAAAGTCGGCGAGCAGCGCCTAGTAAGTTTCTTCATATCTTTGCTTGAAAAAGCAAAGAGTAACAATGAGTTATCGGCGCGCATCGAGATTGTTATTGAGAGGCTACGGAACCCAATTAACTTTCGCCAGCCGATAGTCGGTACTGCATTCGGGTATGAAGCAACGATATTGGCAGACAATGCCCGGCCAGCTTCTTCCTTGGCGTTGTCCAGTGAGCCTATTTGCTCCAAGATGTCGGCTGCGGCAACGAATGCCTCGTATTGCTTTGCAGCACGACGAATGCTGTCGGCGGCGTCAGTGGCTTTGCTCATGTGTTTCTCCTTATGTGCGCATTGGCTGCGGTAAACGAGCCAGCAGCTTGACCGTCAGGCTGGTCGTGATGTCGCCGGCGGTGATCTCCGGCTTGATGTACTGCGTCAGCTCTGTGATCTGCTCCAAGCTGTCCGCTGTTTTGGTGATGGCATTACCTTGGGGGTCGGTCAAGGCGTAGTAGTTGATGCCGTCATTGCTCCCTTTGAGCGTGATGCTTCCACCGGCACCCCATGTTCCAACGATAGTTACCGATCTATCGCAGAACCGGCAGAATTCCACCGGCAGGCCAATGTCGTACTCCAGCACCTCCGGGGCACCTGGGTCGGTGTCGATGATTATCATCGGCGTCCATGTCACAATCTTGGCTGTGCCGTCGGCAATGGTTGAAACGGTTGGGCTGATGTTTGCCATAGTTACGTCCTCAACGGGGTAGCACGGCGCATGACCAGTGTTGCGGTCAGGCTGGTAGTCCCGTCACCGGCCGATACGAACGGCCTGGCAAACATGGTTATCTCAGTACAAGCCTCGATCCCGGCAGCCGTCTTGCTGATAGCGTTGCCCTGCGGATCAGTGAGGTCAAACCAGTTCGTTCCGTCGTTGCTACCCTGCATCTTGATTGTACCGCCTGCGCCAAACGTGCCGGTGAACTGGATTGTCCGGTCTGCGAACTGCACCCACTCCACGGCACCGCCGTCAGCGTTGGTCGTGGTCAGTGGAGTCCAGGCAATCTTGCGCACCGATCCATCCCCGGCGATGTCGGTATTTGCTGTTGCGTTGACTGTTGCCATTACCTACCTCCAAATGAGAAAAACCGCTTGAAAGCGGCTAATTTGCTACGTTTGCTTAATTATTGAGCGACTAGGAATGCGTTTAAGCGATTCTTTTGAGGTGGTTGATCCTCAGTAGCCCATGGTTTCGGATAGCGTTTCGTTTTGGTAGTGAATCTTCGGCATTGCCGGACTGACTAATGTAGGCGTGGCAAATGTCAGCGCCAAGCTATCACCTCTATCTGGCGAATGTACGCCCCTGCGCTTCGCATCATCCTTGCTTTCCAGTAGCAGCTCGCCGCCCTTGAATAGATACCGCAGCGCCGTCAGGTCGGACTTCAGGTCTTGGTCGTTTGGGATCGAGGCGGTCTTCATCCATTCCCGCATCTCGCCCCACATGAATGCTCTCAGGTTGTAGTAGATGCCGTCCGACTGCCTGATGGCAGCATTCACGTCCGCTACAATCTGCCTCACCTTTCCACGCTCTACCACGTCAGGGAACCATGCTCTGAGCATATCCGCCACCCCAGCACCAATCCCGATGGTGTCCACCGCGATCTGTTCCGGCTTCTCGGCGTAGGCTGCAATCTCGTTCTTCGCCCGGCCTGCTACCTGGGCGACATCCATGCCCTGCAACACCACCTGCTTCAGCAGCACCCGTCCGCGCCGGAATGTGATGACCGTGTTGTCGTCACCAAACCGCGCTACGTCGATGCCCACCCTTAACCCACCTATCGGCTTAACGTCTGCCGGGCCGCGCGCTTGCGCAGCCAGAACGGTGTCAGCAGGGATGAACGCATTAACCACCGAGCTTTCGTAGTTCCTGTCGATCTCTTGGGCTACCACTACCGGGTCGAGCGTCTCGCACTGCTTGTCGTACCACGCCTTGTCTTTGCGCGGGTCTTGCTTCCAGTCAAACAAAAACTTCTTGATCTTGCCGCCGTGCGCTTTGCGGTAGAACGGATTACCTGCCCCGTTAGGTGTTGAGACGTCAATCTTGCAGTTCGATGTCTGGCTCAGCGCAGCATCAATCGCGTCCGGGCGCTCAAAAAATGCAGCCTCGTCCTTGAAATAAATGCTCGTTCTGTTGCCCCGGCCTATGTTATCCCCGGCCTCGCCGATGATACTGGAGCCATTCTCCGGGTTGAGGATGCGCATGTGCGGAGCGTGCTTCTGGTCGTCCCACCCTTTTGGCCTGAACTCCACCGGAAGCATGTTGATAAACTGTCTGGCCTTCCAGAATAGCGACTTCGGGTCGCCGATCTTATCAACATACTCCTCTTTCCTGCTGCCGACTCCGATGATCGTGCCGGTATGGAACAGCCACATCCAGACGGCTATCGACACACACAACCACGATACACCCATGTCGCGGGACTTCTCAACCAACCCATCCTCGCGCCCCTTCCATCGGTCAACGATGAAATCAATGAATTCTTCTTGGCGCTGGAACAGCACGAACGGGACAGTTGTCGGCATTCCGATCTCGGCCAAGCGGGGATCCACAGTCATCCCCCAATCAGTGATGAAATCTACCGGGTTTTCCTTGTAGAACTCCTTGAGCTTTGCCAGTATTTCAGGGTTTGCCCGGAGGTTCGCCAGCATCTTCGACCGCTCTGCGTAGACCAGGTCGTAGCTGGGATTCTTCCAGTTAAAATGTTCAATCATATTTATACTTTACGATTTGTTCTTTCGGGTTATAATATCGGCTTTACAGCCCAAAAGAACATTATGGAATCAAACGCGATAAAACCTCTGCCAAAACTACAGCAATGGGCTAAGACCATAAAAGCGCGCGACTGTAAATGCATGAAATGCGGAGAAACAAATGATTTACATGCTCACCATATCAAACCTAAATCAACCCACCCAGAACTTACATTGGTAATTGATAACGGCATAACGCTGTGCTATAGATGTCACAAAAAAGAGCACGAAACTACCAGGGCATCACGCATTCGCTCCAGCAACCCACAAAAAAACACTATCAAACGAAAAATGGAAGAGTTTAAGTTGTTAATCGAAAACCTTAAAATTCAACTAGGTGTCGAAAAAAACCGTAGTCAAAAAATAACTCATCTGCAAAAACAATTAAGTGATGCAAAAGCGTCTATGTGCCCGCACTGTTGGCTTGCTCTTAAAAAAAGAAATGAAAAAAACTTTTTAAGCCGAAAAATCAGCCATTGACCAGCCTGCGATACGCCTCTTCGGGCGTGATCGTAACATCCATCCTGATTGGTGGTGCTTCATCGTCGCCGCCATGCGCTACCTTGTCGCGGTACTTGTGGTTGCGGATAGCTGCACGCCGGGCGCATTCTTGCGCGATTGACTTGGCAACGCCACCATCAATGCCGGATTCCTTGCTCAAGGCGCTCTGCAACACGCTATAACCCTTATCCAGCCACGCTTCCGCGCTATTCTCGCGCGCGGAACTGACTTTTTTGTCGTGCTCGCGCGACTGAATCCAATCCCTGAGCTGTGTTCTTGCCATCCCGAGACTCGCTGCAATCGTCCCGTCATCCTCTCCCTCGGAGATGCGTGAGCAGATAACGTCAATGCCGATAATATCCAACCGTTGTGCTGTTGTGAGCTTCGGCTTATCAAACTCCACCCTAGCCTCACTCACCAGCCGGCAAGCCTCGGCGTACTCATCGCCAGTCTTGAAAGCAGTCCGCTTCGGCGCAGGGTGCGCTTTGGTTGCGGCTTTGGAATGTTTGGGTGCGGGCATTATGGTTCTTTCGTTGTTTGGTGCTGCTTTGCGCGTGAGTGACCGCTTACTTTACTTATGGGAAAATCCCATATGTAAAAACTTGAAGCGTGCGCTCACTTCAAAATTAGAGTGTTAGACAGGACATTGCTTTGCCCTCCTGAAAAAAAGCACTTACACACTCAACCACCTATCGGGTGGCGGGAAGCCGTGTAATGTTGTGCTGGAGGCATGATGTTAGTGAGTGCTCACATACATCAAGGATTGGCCGATAATTGTCAGGTGCGGATTACGTCCGCTACACGCTGTGGGCATTTGCAAGGAACCTGTTTTACGGTATTCGCCAATCGTATCTACCGGCCCCGTCCTGTCAGTAAAGGGCCATTGTTGCAGCATGTGTAGTGGCTGCTGCGCAACTATCCTGTATCGCCGGATTTACGCCCAAAAAAATACCCTCCGAAGAGGGTAAAGGTGAGGTGCTGCGGTGAAATCTTTGCGGTCGGCTATGCCTGCCATCGGCAAGCTACGCAGCCAAACTGTACGGGGGTCGGATTGTAGTGTGTGATTATCTACATATTTTTGGGGTTGTCAAGTTCTAAAGTAAGAATCCTCTGCTTTGCATAAAATCAACTGGGTGTTTGTCATTTTTGCTCAAGTTGCAATGTGGGCACAATAATTGGATGTTGTACTTGTCATTTCCGCCGCCCTTAGAGAGTGAATAAATGTGGTCTACATGATGGTTGTCTTTGATACTTACCTTACAACAAGCACACTTGCCTTTCTGTAGCGCAAACAAGGCTTTAATGTCTGCTGCGGTGTGTTTGCCTGGTGCTGCTTTTTTGCGGGCGCGGCGGTTGGCGTTATTGGCGCGAGCAGATTCTGGATTCGCGGCGAACCATTTATTTGCTGATACTTTTACCTTTTCTGGGTTAGCTGCTGCCCATGCGCGGTTTGCAGCATATTTATGGGAATTACATACATAAGTCCCTGTAGGTCAGTCGAACCCCTACAGCCTTGGCAAACAGGGCATCAATCCTGTTCATCGTTTTGACCTTGCAATTTCCCTCGTTCAGCCTGAATGCGACCTCATCCACGTACCGCTGTGTATGCTTTCGGCTGAACTGATGATACGTCCCATAGAATCCGCGCTTGAGTAGCGCCCAGACGCTTTCGATCCCGTTGGTGTGCGCCATGCCGTTCACGAATTCCTTGGCGCTGTGATTTACGGAACGGTGGTCGTAGGATGGAATATCAGTAAACAGGCCAAGCGGCGGCAGGCCGTGGTATGAAGCATGCTCGTCCGTCATGATGGTTGATCCTGGCGCTACGTTGGCGAAGATGTGACCGAGTATTTCTGGTGCGGTTGTACCGTTCAGCACCACGGCCTTGACGTGACCATTGCGAATGCTCCTGTGCCTGAAAGCCACACCCAGCCGCGTAGTCAGGTGCGGCTGGGTGGATTGGGAAGATTACCCTAACTTTTTGAGCAACTGATCCAGCATGATGCTGCGCTGGCGCAGCAGAGCGGCGATATCGACCCAGACTCCGGGCGGGATATTGCCGTGCTTGAGCCACTGCCGGAGGCGGGCGGCATCGGACAAATCCAGCGCCTCAGACATTGGGGCTTGCCAGTGTTCGCCGAATAGCGCTTCGCCACATTTTGTTAGGTCGTTAGCTCCGTATTTCTTGGCATGATCCATCGCGCTCAAATAATGGTAGTAACCTATCCAGTAGCGGCCCTGATCCTCATCGGATACTTTTTTACCAGGCATAGGGTCAGCAAAATCAGCGGGCAGGCGCGCCATCAGTTCGGCGAGTTGCTCTTGGTTGCAATCGCGCATTTCGGGGCGGCGCGATGCTAAACCGAGCGCGGTCATTGGGCGCGACAACATCATCTCCATAATGTTATTTGGCATGGCGTGTTCTCCGTTCGGCCACGGCCAGATGTGGCGGCAGATCATCCCAAGCACATACATGGGGTTGTCAGTGCCAGGGCGCACCTTTGGCTTGCTGTACCAGTACGGCTTGAGAGTTGCGCCTTGCGGCCCCCAGTAGGCCACTTGACCATCGCTGTCCCTGCTCCAGCGGATACAGCATTTTGTCCCGCTTGCCGCTAGTTCTGCGGCTTGTTTTTCGACTGCATCAAATTCGGTGTCGTCGTCGATTACGATTTCGCCGGTCAGCGGCACCATGTCGGTATTGTAGATTGTGGCTTGCATGCTCATGTCGGTCTCCTGGGTTAGTTGTTGGCAACGGCGCGGGAAGCTGCGGAAGTCCATTCCGCGTCCATTTCTGCGATAGCTTGCAATGGGTCTGTGCCGTTTTCAATGGCGCGCATGGCCCGCGTCCCTGCGCTGGATTTAAGATCGTTGTGCGCCATGCTGTAGCTTTCGGCCTTGGCGTAGGCTGCCGCCAGTGGATATTCCTGCGCCACCGCATCGAGCGCTTCGTCGGCGACATGCATCGCCGCCGCCTCTTTTACTGGGTATCCTCGCTCGGATGCGTAATCGTAAGCGCCGCGTGCGTTGATGGCTTTGGATTGCGCGGCCTGATAGGTTGGCCAACCGATGGCGGCGAGGCGCGCTTTTATGGCCTCTTCTTCGGCCTTATGTGCGGCAAGTGCGGCCTCAAGCTCCGGCTTGCCAGATATTTTTGCTTTAAGCGCAACTGTTTTTCCGCCTATTTGCTGATGCCCGAAATTAACTGCGTCAGGCTCTCCGCGCCAGTCGCCATCCACGCGGCAAAACTCGCCTCCGGTGAAGGTTTTGCCGCGCAATTCGGAAATGGAAAAATCGAGGGGGAATGTATAGGTGATTGTCTTCATGGTCGTCTCCTTAGACTGGTTCGGTCGGCACCATTGCCTTACCGTGGTTCCCATTATACAGATTTAAATCAGGGAGTCAAGTATATAATTCCCATATTTATGCTCTTTATTTGCTGCTCCCCACGCCTTTCTCCTGGCCTTGCACCTCTCTGGGTTTGCCAACGCCCAATCTCTTACTCTCGCTATCACCTTATCTGAATTCGCCGCATAGTATGCGCGGTAACGCGCATTTATCCTATCTTTGTTAGTAGACCTATACACCTTTCCGCGAGATCGTTCATAAATAGCCCTACACGGTTTGCATCTACCGCTATCACCACGCTCTGTTTCGGTGTTGCATCGCTTGCAGAATTTCATTTGGCATCCTTTCACGACAATTGATGGTTGTCGCTATTCCTTGGTGAAAGCAAGGAAAAGGCTGGCCAGCCCGTTCACGACGAATCAATTATACTATCATTTCAAATGCCGCATCATCCATTCCCTGGTTTCGTTCAAATGTGGAACTAGCCGATCTTTCGATACTCTCAGCTTCTTTGCTGTAGCTTGAGGATTGAGCTTCTTGAGATAAAAATATATAACGTGCCGTCCATACCCCTTTGGCGCTGACACAATCAAGTGCTCTATGGCGTAAACCAGCTTGAGGTCGGGGATTATGTGAGGCTCATTTGGGTGATACATCGGAGGTGGTTTGTAATTGCGCTCCAAGCTGCCGCAAGTGGCAGGATGGTGCCTCACGCGCGCCCATGATGCCCATTTAAGCAGGGACTCGTGAACGTCTGTGTGTTCAAGGCTAACTATTCGGTAATTTTCCAAACACCTTCTCCCCTAATCGTTTCACTAGTTCAACATCTACCCAGTTCAAACGCTCATCGTGAATTGATAGTACCAAAATACCCTGATTATTCCAAGCATCGCGCTTTATTTCTTCCGCATCCATCTGTACCGGCTGGATGCTACCTAAAAGGCAGCGCGGTGACATCGGCTTATCACCATGGCGCATTACTTTTTCTCCTTTACTCGCCTAGCCATCACTGCTTCCCTGCATTCCAAGCACACATTGCGCGACATCTTGCCATTGTCTGACCTGAGCTTGGTCATCTGGTCGCGTGGAACCATGTGCTGCTTGTGCTGGCAGAATGACACGTCTTTTACGTCAATTTTCATTTTCAGCACCCTTCGTTATGCGAATCACTACCTTGCCACCTTTGTGCGTCTCATCCTTAACGAACGGGTGATGCACAAACCTTCTGTCGTTCACACCGAGCGCGTCAGCAATCCCATCCAAATATGCCTTACTCGCACTCAGGCAGTTGTCTGCATCTGGATAGTTCCGCGTCTTGGCATAGTAGTCTATCCATAGGTGTAGCTTGCCGTCATAACCTTTGAACGTGTTTGCATTAAGTCCTGCCGCCAGCGTAATGCCATGCCCGTATTTGCGCGCAATCTTGACCGCTTTGGCCTTGGTAGCCCAATGGCATCTCGTATTTGGATTTAACTCCTTCGCAAACCACGGCAAAACAATCATATTAAAAACCCTCTTGACTGCATAAATTCTATGGGATGGCGCGCTTTCTTTTGCTGATTACATCTTGGTAGCAGGAGTTGAATATTGTCATCCGCATTACTACCTCCAAGAGCTAGAGGCATAATATGATCCAAGTGATAGTTATTTCTCAAATCTTTCCCACAACAAGCGCATTTTCCTTTTTGCAATATCAATAATTTTTTTGCCAATCCGCGTGATAAGTTGCCAATTGCAGCCTTTTCTCGCGCCCGCCTATTCTGATCTAAAATTCGCAAAGCATCTGGATTAGCCAATCTGTATGCCCTACTTTTTGCCTTTATTTTGGAAACATTTTCAGATCTCCACTGCGCTTTTTTTGCCTTTATTTTAGTGATATTTTTTTCACGGTATTCTTTGTCTCTTATTTTGATCTTTTCTTTATTGGACTGATAATGCTCAGTCCTTTTATCCATATTTCCCAATGCCCATTGTTTATTCGCAGCATCAATTCGATCTTTATTTTTGATGTAATACGCAGCGCTTTGTTTTTTTATTTTTTCTTTGTTTTCACTGCGATATTTTGCTTTTGCTTCATTCGCGCAGGCTTTGCACACAAATTTTTCTAGCACCCCACCGCATTTTCTACAATTCTTATTTTTTACTTTTACTATCTTCGATTTCTCTGCGTTTTTCCTTCTTGAATAATCTGCTGCACATACTTTGCAATGGCGCGTATTAAATAACACTCCGCATTTTCTGCATGTTTTCATTTGATACCCTTCACGGTAATTGAATTTTTGCCAGTAATTCGATAGTGAAGTATCGAAAAGGATTGCAATCCCTGTCCTGACAGTCTAATTATACCACAGTCTGGCGTTCGGATGTAATACTCTGTCTGGCCATGGTAAGGTAATCAATCCACCCTCTTGCTCTTGCCGCTCTATTTGGGGTGTCCATCCATCATGTATTGATTGTCTCATCTCAAATACTCCTTGCAGCCCCTAGCCGCCTTAAGTTCCAAT